ACTCGCCGGTATTGGCCTTGGTCTCCGGGTGAACGCGATTGCAACCCGCGAAGGTCACAACGTCACCGGCAACCAGGGTCTTGCTTGAGCCGTTGGTGACCGTCACCGAAGCGCCGGTCTGGTTCGCGCCGTTGACCGCAAAGGTCGTGCCCGTCTCGGTGCCCGTGGTGTGGATGGGCAGGTGAGTCGAGCGGTAGAAGTCGAAGCCAATAGCAGTGCCAATCTTGCCGGTCTTATACTGGCTCGAAATCTCCTTCGAGTCGTTGAACAGCGTGGACCAAGCCGAAAGCATGTCGGCGTGGGCCTGGGTGTGCAGCATCGCCGCGCGGTCACCCATCGGGGCAAGGCTCTTATGCAGGCGGGCTTCCGCCTCCAGAACCTTGGCGTAAGTGGCCGCAGAACCGGCGTTGTCAACGACATTGTAAACGTCCTTATAGACGTTCGAGATGATGTCGTTTTCAACCGAGGCAACGAGAACCGAAACAGCCGGCTCGATGATGCGCCTGGAGAAGTCATCCAGGCTCATGGTCAGCTCGTTGGACGAGAAATTCATGCCAACGTGCTTCTGAGTCGCCACCGTCATCGTAACGCTCGACTCGGTGGTGTCCTGCGCGTTCAGCACAGCGCCGGTCGTGACGGTATACTGGTTCGGCAGGCGGACTTTCAGGGAGGTGCCGATCTTGGCCCCTTCCTTGGCGAACGAATCGTCATATTCACGATTGATCGTGCCAATGAAATTGGCCTTCTGATGGAGGACGCGCAGGATTTCCCGCGTGACCGCCGTGGGGGTAAGCACTGTGTTAGCCACTATTTAGCTCCTTCTGGCCCGGCTTTCGCCGGGCACTGGGATAGGGGGCGTCTCTCGACGTGCCCGTTGAGGGGATTAGGCTTTGATGCCCAGTTGTGCGTTGCGCCGCTTGACCCACTCCGCCGCTGACAAGTCGTCCCTAAGTCCGGGCTGCGTGGGCTTGCGCCCCGTGACCTGTCGGACTGGTTCGGCTTGCGGTGCTGGCTTGGGGGCAACGGCGGCGCGTTGCTTTGACTGGTACTGCCGCCAGAGATAAGCGTCGTGAAGGACTTGAACGGCTCGGGGATCTACAACCGCGTTTAATTCGTCGGCGGTGTAGCCGTAGCTCGTTCCGTGGTCCTTGAGGCTTTTCGCTAACTCAGGCGTGAAATTCGGTATTGCCTTCGCAATCGCGGCGCGGCCTTCCTGTAGCTGCTTGGCAGTCTCTTGCTGCTGCATCCACAGGGCCTGCTGCTGCTTCTGCGTAAGGCCTTCTCTTAGTTCACGTTGAGCGCCTTCAAGGTTGGACTTCTCGATAAACAAGGCTTGCGCCCGTACCGGGTCGTCCTGATTCAACTGCGCCCAATTGACGCCCTGAAACTGTGAAAGACGATCCGTGATCGCTTCCAGTCGGGCATATTCCTTAATGTTCGCCTGCTGCCACTCGGCGTGTTGGCGGATCGCCTCTTGACGACCCTCCAGTTCCTTGCGCTGTGCGGCGACTTCTTGTGTTTTCCGGGTGTAGTCCGCCTGTCGCAAAAGCGCGTCTTTAAGCGCCTTCGGGACCGCGTATTTCTTGCCGTCCTCCCAATCGACTTCTTCGGTTTCCTCTACGGCCTCAACCTGATCGCCTTCGATCTGGTCGTCGGTGATAGAGACTTCGGTTTCGTTCGTTGGGGTGTTTGCGACTTCCGGTGCCGGGGTTGTATTTTCCGGCGTCGGATTGGTCGCGGTTTCGTCCGTCAAAAGAGTCACTCCTTATCGGTTGGTGACATGAAAAAACCCGCCAAGCGGATGCCGGGCGGGGTTAGGTCTGCGGGCGAGGAGCGGACTCTCGCCTAACGCGGCTTTTATAACGCTGCCGCCGCAGATTCTTAGAACTGTCTCGGTTGGGGTTGCGGGCGGGAAATGTCCGCCATCGCCTTAATGCGATTCGTCGTCGCGTCGAACTGTTCAATGCCGACGCGCTGGCCTTCAATCTGCCGGTCGATCTGCTTGCCGGATACGTCGGCCTTTAGCTGCGCGTTCTCTTGCTGCAACTGCTGTAGTTCCTGCTGCATGGCCGCGACCTTCTTGGGGTCCACGCCCGATGCGCTGTTCTGCTGCATCTTCTGCAACCGTTCCGCGATCTCGTCCGCGCCCGGCCAGTCAAGGTTTTTGGCGAGTAGGTCACCAATCACCGGAGCCGCAGCCGGGAACGCCCTTAGCAGTTCCATCATTTGCGTGGCCGCTTCCTCGCGCTTGGTCGTGAAGGACGGGCCAACGTCCACAACGAGGTCATACTTGCCGACCGAGAGGTCATAAATCTTGGCGATCTCGGCTTGCTGTTCCGCGTCCGTGCCTTCAATGGCCTGCTGCGGCCCCATCGGCTGCGCTTGGGGCTGCATCATTTGCGTCTGTTCGCTCGGGTCGGGCTTCGCGCCAAGCTGGACGTTCTTAACCTCGCCCTCTTTGCCTAATACGCGAACAATGCGCTCCCCGGTGTAAACCTTGGGGATCAAGTCAATGAGGATGCGCCCGCCGTGCCTAATGGCACGAGACAGGTTGTCGATAAAGTGGAACGTAGAAACGTCGCCTTCACGCTGGCGGGCCATAATTGCCCGTCCGGAGGTTTCGTTAGACCTTGCGCCCAGTGAGGCGTCGTATAGACCCGTGATGGCCTTCATATCGTCCGAGGCGTTTAGGGCCTCTTGCAATGCACCAGCGGGAGGACCGGCGAAGGGCTGGCGCTGTGGGGGTGTCTGGCCCTTGTATCCGATGAAGGCGTAGCTCTCGGTATTCGCCTTGGCCCACTTCTCCGCGTCGTCGCCGCTAAATGCTTCTTCCGGGCCGATGAACGGGGCCTTCGGGGACAGCGCAACCAACTCAGTCGCAACCGTGCGCCAATAGTTGAACATCCGCTGCGCGTCTTTGGCGTCACGAATGAGCGAGCGGAAATGCCGCTTGCCCTCTACGTTCACTTCCTCGCCGTAAACCGGAATAATGGGGATGTATTTTCCACCCCATTCGTTCGTTTCCAGGACTTCCGCCCCGGTCATGATCTTCTGCGTGACCTTGTGGGACTTCGTGGTGCGCTCGGACGTAACCGTCACACCTACGAGGTCGAAATAATCCTTGTGCTTCTCGTAAACGTCGGCTTCCAGAATATCGCCGGACGAAAGAAGCAGAATCGGGCGGTCCACCTTCTCCCGACACCAATACTCAGCCACAAGGATGGAGTTTTCCTTGCGCCACATATCATCGAGAACGTCATACCCAAGGGCGGACCAATCGACCTGTTCGGCCCCTTTGTATTCCTTCTTGAAGGCGTCCTTGGTCATCAAGTCGGTGATGAAGGCCATATTCCAGTCCGAGGAATCGGCTTCCGTCGAGTGCGGGTCGCCATAGACCGAGAACGGGTTGGACACCCGCTTAATCAGAATGTCCTTATCGAACGAGTCGTCGTCCGCGTATTCAATGGCAACGCGGAAATACCCAAAGCCCTGCGTAATCGCAAATTCCGCCGCCGTGTCATAGGCAACGTCAGCGTTGGAAATCTGCTCGATGTTCCGAATAAGCCCGTTCATCACCTCGGCTGTTTCGGGGTCGGCATCCGAATCGACCGGGCGGACACGAATCGAGGGCTTATTCTGCCTTGCGTCGTTGACCACCTGACGGATGATCGACGGCATTTTGTTGATCGTGAGGCACGGGCGGCGCTCAAACGTGCGCTGCTTGATAACGTCAGCGGGCCACTGTTCGCCTAGGCGTGCGAATTTCAAGTCATCAAGGGCGGCCTCACGGTTTTCGCTCTCCGCGTCGTAAGCCTGCTTAAAGGCTTCTTTCGCATCTTCGAGTTCGTCCTTGTCCGCCAATTAAACTCCTAGCTCATCCAACTGCCAGCGCCCTGGCTGTCATGTTTGCGTTTCGGTCGCGGCTTCTCGATGCCCTGGGCCAATGCCCTGAACGCATCCGAGCCGTGCGAGGCCCAATCGTGTAGGGGGCGAGGCCGGAACACGCCTAGCTTCTCGTCCCACTCTCTGCGGTAGTTTCTAAGCGCCTCTAGGCCCGGCTCGGTCTTAACCTTGTCGAACCAGCACTTCGGAAGCATGAGGCGAACGGCGTTGATTCCGTCATCCACCGATTGCAGCGGGAGGACTTCGCATTGGATTTGGTGAGCGGCGAGCGTCTCTTGCCGCGTCTTACCCGTGCCCAACTCCCTAGCTCCACCATCGTGCGGGAGGTAGTGCTTGCCGTAGCCGTAGGGCTTCTTACGCAATTCGTTGGCGTACCAATCAAGCCCGACGCCAGAGGCTTCCAAATAGTCAATGATGTGAATCTCTTGGCCCACGTACTGCGCGAACCAGATCGCCGTGGAATCGCCTATGCCCAAGTCCCATGCGGTATGAACCGGCACGGCGGGATCGTAAGGCACCGAACAGATGCGCTTGTCAGCCTCGGCGTGGCCTATCAGCTTGCCGTAGTAGCTGCCAACAACCGCAGCCGTGAAACTGCACTCGAACTCCTGATCGTATTCGTCAGGGTCCATGTCCCGTTTAGCGGAGGCTAGTTCCTCGTCCGGGATAACCTTCGTCTGAGAGGCTTTGTATAGGGCTGCGTACCAATCCGGCGCACCCTCGCCCATCGCCTTCTGCGCGGCCTCATAGACGCCGTGGAAGGCATTCCGGCCCTTGGGCGTCCCAATGAACAGGCCCCAACCCTGACGGTCAGTTAAGGCTGGACGAATCACCTCCCGCCATGTGGAAGGTTGCATCTGGCCGAACTCGTCTAGGACGGCACCATCAAGGTAAATGCCTCGCAAGGCATCGGGGTTATCAGCCCCTTCGACGTAGATACGGCGACCGCCCGGCAAATCGACCCTCAGCTCTGCTTCGTTTGCGGTCCTGCCCGGAATGGTCGCCGTATAGTGTTTCAGATAGTCCCATGCGATCAGCTTGGCCTGCTTACGGAGCGGCGCTAGATACGCATGACGTGGATTGGGTAAATCGCATCGCAGCGAACGGTCGATCAGCTCATTGATCGCCAGCACCGTCTTTCCAAAGCGGCGATGGCAAACGAGAACCGAGAAGCGTTTTAGCGAGCGGTGGATATCTTGCTGTAATGGACGAGCAACGTAGCCCGTCGAAACCTCAATCTCGCGCAATGCCCGTCAGGACTTTAACGACGAGATCACCACCGTCTGAGCCAGCGATACCTTGAACGGGCTTGCCATCCAAGCGGTCGCCAATCTCCTTAAGCGCAGCCACCTCGCCCAATAGCGCAACGTGAACCAGCTTGTCGGCCAACTTCTCTAGGGCTTGAACGTCCTCGCCCTTCTCGCGGCGCTTAACCGCTCGCATAATTGCATCACGCCAAACCTTGTCGGATTTCGATCCGGTGGCTGGCGTATTTCGAGCCGCCAAGAATAGCTCCTAAATGTTTCAGATTGTTTCAATATCGCGCACTACCCGGTCAATGGCTTTCAGCGCAGCCGGGTTATCGGTAATGGGGGCGTAGCGGTAAATCTCTAGGAAGTCCCTTGTGGGCCACGATAGAGCGCCGTGGGCTTCCCAATAGCGAAGCTCGGCGTTGAACTCTGCGGTGCGGCTCAAGCGGCCAGCTTGCCGGGGATTAGCTTTTGCTTCCGGGGCCGCTGCTTCGGGGCCTTCGGGAGCTTGGCGAACTGGGCCATAGCCGCACGGCGCACGCATTGGGCGTTTAATCCCGCCGCGTCACAAATCGCCTGGAAACCCTCGTCCGCTCGGCGGAACCAGCCCTGCGCGATCCGGACGGCGATCAGCCGTGACTCACGCTTCAAGTTACTGGTTTCCACATCACCGGCAGCATCCCGCATCGCACGCAGAACAACGGCCCGCCACAAAGCGGTTTCAGGGCTCACCGATTCTCCAATGAAAAACGGCCCCACCCGCAAAGGTGAAGCCGTTGTGAATCCGTTCGGGCGCAATTCGACCCTAACTAAATCCGGTATCATAAGTGCCAAACTCACGCAAGCCCTATGATTTGC